GCCTGTTAATGAAGAGGAGGGAACCACTATGACTACTATGTTATTAATCGCAGCATTAGCTGATTTACTTGTGCTGTATAGAGCATTAGGCTAATGGTTTTATAAACTAAAAGGTTAAGCGTCGAATTCACGGCGTTTAATCTTTTTATTTTTATAAGGAGGACAATATGAAAGTAGAAATTAAGGATGGACAAATTGTTGGATATTCACGAATCGGGAAATGGGCAAATCAAAACAACATTTCCTATAAAGTTTTGTCGAGAATGATCCATAATGGAGAGATCAGCAAAGACAATTACTTTGAGCTAGAAGGACTTATATTTATAAAAGATTCTCTGGTCTTGCCAAAGGAGTTATGTATCCAGCGCAATAATGAAGGACCTAAAAGTATTCTTGTTGAGAATCTTCACAAGCCATGCTCAAAAGAACAAATGATGGATGAAATGGAACAGGCTCTTGGAAAAGATCGCCTTGCCACTAGAGTGCTGAATGCAATTCAGTGCTCAGACAAAATTAATAGTTATACAGATCTTGCCTGGTGGATTAATAATTGTTGGGTAGAGAAATATAGTTCTTCCGAAACATTCCATCAACCAGTTAGAAAATATATTTATGGTATTGGAAAAAGGAGTTGGTTGCTATTAGCTCGCAAAATTTTCAACTATCATAATGAAGAAGTTATATGATCATATCTAATATCATATCTAGCATCATATCTAAAAGAGTCTTGGAATAAATAATTCTGAGGCTCTTTTCTTTTATAATTTCATTCCTCTTAATGAGAAGGAAGAGATAATATGAAAGGAGATGTTATGTTAAGAAAACTTTTATATGTGATAGCTACTATTTTAGGAGTCATTGTATGTGCGTAATAGCAAATGTGATCGTAGATTCGCTTAGTGCATCACAATATGTAGATATGGTAAGTATATTATGCATTATTGGGATAGCAGTGTATGGCATTTACGATATAGCACTTGTTATCAGAGATACAGATATACTAAATTGGTTATTTAGGAAGTTTTGGAAGAGATAACGTCATTAAATGCATCTCTTCCTTTTCATTTTTCTTTTTTACAAAGGAGGACTCAAAATGGATATTTGTGGAAATCTTGTATTTACAGTCGATACAAAGATTAATGATCTTAGCAAATGGGAGAAGGTTGAGAACATTGCCTTTGAACAAATCTACCATTACCTCAGAGCAAGAGGATATTCAGATAGTACGTATCATATTACGGATCATCCAGGAGTAATTGCTTTTAGTTTCTCTGCAAGTTCCGTTGAATGCGAAACTCTAGTTAAAGAACTCTCTGAAATTTATCCTAATTTTGAGGTGAAAATGGTATGATTAAGATTATATGTAAGATTATAGGTTTAATATTGTGCGGAATATTATTCTATATAATATTGACGGTGCCAGGTATTCCAATACTGCTAACATCGCTTGGTGGACTGGTGATCGGATGGGTCTCTGCTTTTATAATTTTCAATTGGGGTGAATAATCATGATGCTTTATATTTGTGACAGAAATAACCAGTGTATAAATCCTTGTCGTAATGAATGCTATTATACGACATGCTTTCTGAAGTCTAAGTTATTTAACAATAAAATTAAACCAAAGGACCTGATTACATTTATTAAAGATAAGCGCGGTGATTTTTGGGAAATAGACCAAGATTTTGATCATCATCTTGCAATATCACTAAGAGAAACTCCATTAACATTGATCCACAAAAGTTATGATCAGCTAGCTAAAGACTCTTGTTATGATTGTTACAAAGGAGAAAAATAAAATGCTTCTTACAATTGCAAGATTGGCAGGTTCTGTTGCAACTGGAATAGTTTTGAATTGGCTTATTAATTATTTGAGAATGAGATAGGAGAATCACAAATGAGAGTTATTACAGCACCGGAAACAATTAGTAACATTAAAAGAAACGACATTTTTGTATTTTTAGCTGGCGGAATTACAAATTGCCAAGATTGGAGAAAATCGGTAATTTCGCATCTAAATAAAATATATGAGAATGACGATCATGTAGTTATATTTAATCCAAGAAGAGAAGGATTTAATGTATTTAATGAAAAAGAAACATTTAAACAAATAAAATGGGAGTTTGACGCAATAAAAGAGTGTAATATTTTTGCAATGTTTTTCTGTGATTCCAAATCTGTACAGCCAATATGCATGTATGAACTTGGTAAACAGTTAGCTTATAATGATTGTGTATATGATAATGCATATAAAAACATGCACATCATTATAGGTGTAGAGGAAGAATACTCTCGTAAAGACGATGTTATTATCCAATCAAATTTAATGGGGTATCCTGTTGATGTTTTACGAGGAAGTAAGGAACAGAGATATGAGGATTTTGCAAATAAAATTATATTCAGAATAAATTCGTTTCATAATAAATTCGTTATCTAAAATGTAAGAGTCTTGGAACCATTTGTTCTGAGGCTCTTTTTTTAAGGAGAATCATTATGCTAACCATTTGTAAGAAACTTGAAGATTTGTGCAATGTTTTCCTGAGAAATGGACAGGAAATGAATGTAATAAATTATATGGTTGTCGTAAATCAGGTCAACTATTTTATAAAACAGATTGGGCTATCAAATGGTGTATCTGCTAGTATTGAAGTCAATACTACAGCACCTGAATATAATGAAATTGTTTTAGCAATAAATATTGATCATTATATGTATTCAATTGCGAGCATCAAAATAGATAACTATTGTGTCGTTTCCAAAGGTATTGATGAAAAAGAATTTGATATTGTTGTTCGTATTCTAGAAAGTAGGATCAAAAATGAAGAAATATGGAAACTTTTGGGAAGTGAGTTCTGATCCTAATTTTTAAGATGGGCTAATGATAGAGCTACCGATGGCCATTGGTCACTAGAAACGGCGTTAGGTGTCCTCAAAGATATTAAAAAGATTTATAAGGCATGCCTATCGCATAGGGAGAAAGTTTGGCAAGAAATAAAATATAATCATTACAATTTAGATGCTGAGATGGAGATTAGTGAGGAAAAATAAAAAGCATAAATTAATGACAGAAGGGGGTCACGACGGAATCATCAAAGACATAAACAACCCAGATACGGATATGCCTACTATTATGTTTGATTCTCAGAAAAATCTTGGTAAAACCATTTGGCAACCATGTAAGATCAACAACCAAGATTATTTGAAACTTACGTTGGTAAATGATTAGCTTTCGTGTAAAAATCATACCTTCTAATGAAGGAGTAACAGTACCCTTAAGACACATTTTTGTGGAGCCAACTTGATTGGACTAACTCTGCTGTTACATAAGAATAGCGTAGTTCACCTTCTATTTTTTTCGCAAATAAATCATTCTCTTTAATGAAGGAGCAACCATTATTTCTTTAGAAAGGAGATTGGTATGAAAGGTTTAGTTGAGTATTTTAGAAGTTATAACAATGAGGTTATGATCCCGTATAAGGCATGGACTTCAAAACATAAGATTGGATATTATGTTGTGGGTCCGATGGCTTTTATTGGACTAACTTATGTGTTATACAAATTACTTACTCACAACAAAATAATAACAAAAACCAGAATAAGTAAAGAATAATGATCAACCAAGAAAGGGTCTTAGAATGAATAATTCTGGGGCTCTTTTCTTTTATATTTTAAAAATGGAGGAAAGTAAACATGGAAAACGTAAGAGAAACAGTTTTGGATAATGTTGATGAAGTAGCTGAGCTTTCGGAATCTATTCTTAGTGATATTGCTGACGCCAAGAAAGGTCTGGTGGCATTACTTACAGATCGAGATGCCCTTAAAATTTATGGTGATATCGATTTGTTGATGAATACGCTTGAATCTATCAATGCATCAGCCACTCGGATTGGATGGGCTGTAGCTGAAACAAAGAGATCATTAGAAACCGAATAAAATTCATATCCCATAGTGAAAGGATGGTGAATTATTATGGAACGTTTTGAAAAAGAAACCTTAAATAGAAAAGACTATAGAAATATTGAGGTGCTAGCAACAATCGTAAGAGTATTGTTAACACCAATATTTGTATGGTATCGGCTCTATTTATGGGTATGGGACGGAACGATGTTTAAATGAAGTCACCATTAATTTAAATGGAAAAGAGTCTTAGAATAAATAATTCTGAGGCTCTTTTCTTTTATATTTTTAAAAAATGGAGGAAAGTAAACATGGAAAACGTAAGAGAAACAATTTTGGATAATGCAAAGCATGCAGTTTGTGGTGATCGTGATCATCAGTATGGAAGCCCTGAAGATAACTTTGATCAGATTGCTCGTTTCTGGTCTGCATACCTTCATAGTGATCTAACGTCTTGTGATGTCGCAAATATGATGATTCTTTTCAAACTTGCACGGAACATGACCGGAGAGCCAAAGCTTGATAATTGGGTTGACATTGCAGGCTATGCTGCGTGCGGTGCTGATTGTCAGTGCTATTTGGTAAATAAGAAAGGGGCAACAAAATGAAGCTTGAAAGAATGTTTGAGATTGAAACAAATGATATTCGAGTTTGGGATAGAATCCGCGTCAATCACTACACTGCAACATGCCAGAAACTCACGCCAAATAGTGCAATCTTCTTGTTTGATCAGTACCTCGATAATCCGATGAGAATGAACCGGAATAACACCAACAATGGCGGTTACCTTGAGAGCGATCTACGGAAAGCTCTGCAAAGCGACGATGTACTGAATATCTTTTCTGGTATTCGCGATAATATGGTTCCTTTCGATAATGGTGACCTTCTCCGGATCCCTTTTGCTGGTGAAATATTCGGTGATGAGCTGCCAGAATGGTTCGAGCAGGACGGCAAGGAGCAGTGGGAGCCGATGACTGACAGACGCAATCGATTAGCCTCAAGATGCGGTGACTACGAATGGGGCTGGATAAATAACAAGCGTAAATCGTCATTGACAAATTTCTGTATTGTTTGTCACGACGGCCTTGTTAGCTCATATAAAGCCTCGAATGTCATTGGAGTTCGGCCGGTTTTCCAGATCGCAAATGAAATTTATAAAAAGAAGGAGATCCAAGAATGAAGCTTGGAAGAATGGTAGAGATTGAAACAAATGATATTCATGTTGGTGATCGGATTCGCGTTGGAAAATATACAGCAACATGTACTGATACCGCTACTCCATTATTTTGGCTTAAGTCTTCATCACCAAATGCCGCACTATTTCTCTTAGATCAGTATATTACTGGGCATGGCTATTTGCGGGAGGCAATACAAAGCGAAGAGGTTCTAAGTGACTTTGCAGATATCCGTAAATATATGGTTCCATTTGAAGACGGGGACATGATCAAGATTCCATATGGCTGTGGCTGGGATAACTCAGAGATTGCCAGGTTCCGACCGATTTTCTTGATTTCGATGGAGAAGGATAAATGAGAGGAAATTATTGATATTTTTAAGAAGGAGAAAAATGGAAAATCATATAATAATTGGAGTTGATTTCTCAAACAAAAACGACATCGATACGATGGTTGTAGGAAGAATACGAAATGATCAGTCTATTGATATCGTCAATGCTTTTCAAGGAGATGAAGCAAGAGAACTTTATGAAAAATTAATAACAAATAAATCATCTCTTTCTATGAAAAGAAAAGATGAAATGGCGGTTGAGATCGTAAGGAATTACATTATAGAACATACAGATAAGTCTGATCCGATTCCAGATTTTACGGTATATATAGTGCATAAAAGACTATTAAATAAACATCTGAAGTATCTACTTGCTTCAACACTTTCTGATGAGATGTACTATGATTTACTCCACATTGGAAATGAAAACGAGTGGCATTTGAATGTTTTTAAGATGGTAGATAATGTAGTAGTGAAGGAAGTAGAGGATAAATGGAATTTATAGATAAGCTGGACGAGATGAATAAACATGATCATCCTTTTTATTTATATTTTTATTATTGAAGGAGATTTATATGACAAGCATTGTTTTTGCTAATAGAGTCAAGTTGTTGAGAGAGCATAACAATTATACTCAGGAACAGCTTGCCAAAAAGGTTGGAATAACTCGAGTATACCTTGCTATGATTGAATCTAAAGGATTAGTGCCATCATACCCAGTACTATATGTACTTGCAGATGTGCTTCATACTACCACCGACTATCTTCTTCCAGAAGATTCTAAAGATCTTGAGGTTGCTCTTATTAAAGAGAAGATAAATGGAAAATACAGGGAAATCGAGCAACTAAAAGAAAGAATCTCTGAACTTGAAGGGAATAAGGAGGCATAGATATGTATTTTGGAAAACCGATCCCGGAATGGATCACCGAACACAGAAATGACACAATCACGCTCGGCGAGATCGTGGATTATTGCGAAAAATCGGCTCAAATAAGCAACGGTCTCGTGAAGAGAATCGCCGATGGTGGGTTCTCCCACGACTACGACCTCAGCGCCTACGCGTTCTTTGTCAGAGAAGGACGAGAGGACAAGCGGGCAATCGATGTCGCTGTCAACATCCTCGGAGAGCGTTATGGTTACCCGGACGACGCACCTCAGGACGACGAAGACAACACAGAGGGGGACTTGCCATGAAAATACTAGTCGACTTTTTGGCAGCGATCGGTGCGGCCACCGTCGTTTCTACGATCGGCTTGGTTATTTTAATAATTATCGATGGGAGGCGGGGCAAATGAACCGGCAGCAGGCTGTATGAATCACAGAGATGCCAGGACGAGAAGACCAGAGCGGCTATGGCATATGGGCACCGGAAGCCATACGCAATGACGAAAGCGTGGGAGTAGATGACAGTCAGAAAGATGCGTGAAGAACTGGAAACACTTGAGCTACAGGGGCACAGCAAGGACGAAGTGGTAATTGCCATGGACAACAATATTTTTCCAATCCCCACGGTGGGCATAAAGGGTATTTACACCGGGGTAGCGTTTAATCATGGTCAGATCATTATACGAGGCAGAGAGCAGATCGTGAGAAAAGAGGAGAAGAAATGCAGAAAGTAGCGAGAGCAGTTATTGACATTGTTGGTGCGCTGAGCCTGATCGGGATGGTGCTACTGGCGGTGGTAGCCACTCGGACCGGGTACGGGCAGTACCGGATTGGAGGCAGGTGATGGTGGCAATTTTAATGGTCATCGTTGCGGCAGCGTTATTTGCCGGAATACTGATCTCTGCGGGGATGGCAATTAAGCAGATGGATGAGTTTCTGGAGGACAGGGGAGAAAGGAGACAAGATGAGTGATATTAGA